AGCCCTCCGTCCGTCCGTGGATGTAGATGTCGCGGCACGCAAGCACGTCGCCCATTGCGGAGTGCGCGTCGTCGAAGTCGCGACCGAGACAGAAGCGATGCGCCTCGGCGAGGTTGGGCCACTTGTACTTGCCAGGATAACGTCCCGGTAGCTTCATTCGGTTGGTGAGTGCGCGCATCGTGCAGAAGGGACGGAGGTAAGAGAGTGGCGTTGGGTCGAACCCGGCGTGTGCGGACTCAATCAGAAGCATGTTGTTGTCGAAGGGGAGGTTGTGCGCGACGAGAGTGGAGGAGGCAGGATCGTCGGTAGAGGCAAGAGCGACAAGCTCGTAGAGACGGCGCAGAACGTCGCCGAGGTCTTCGCCGACTGCGCGAGCACGTTCGAGCGAGATACCGTGGACGCGCTCGGCGGCAGGATGGATGGTAGCACCAGGGGCGGGACGGATAATAGCGTTGAGGGAGGAGTGATGACGGAGAGCGCCTTTCTGCTCAGGAGGCAGCATTCCCTCATCGTACTCCTCGCCGAGCCACGCCGCGAGTTGGACGACGCGAGGTTGGGAGGGGTGCGTGAGTGGGAGAGTGAAGTCGGGGAGGCCGGAAGTCTCCGTGTCGATGAAGAGGAGCATGTGGGTTAGTCCTCCTTCGGCATAGAAAGAAGCTCCTCACGACGCTTACGGGCGTAGTTGAGAGTTTCGAGAGGAACTGTGGAGAACTTGCCGTGTTCCATTGCCCACGTTATCATTGCGTCTGCGCAAGAGCGAGCTTCTTCAACTTTCTCAGGAGACTCGCCTTCGGCTTCTCGAAGTGAGGCCCAAATGGCTATGACGATTGGAGCGTGTTTGTCACGGGCGAGTAGGACGAACATAGGTTCGTCGGGAGCCGCCGCAGAATAACAGTCGAATTTGCTGGGAGAGAGTTTAGTTCCCACGTTACACTCCTTGTGCTATGTCGTCTTCGCCGACAGGTGTGGCGAGGTCGGCGTCACGGTCGTCGAACGCAACGAAGCCGGGGAGGGCCGTGATTGGAGGAGTGCCGGGCTGGTTGAGTGCGACAACGGCGCACGCTTGCGCAGCGATCATAAGAGGAAAGGGGCCAGCGAACACAGCGTCGTCAGCGACACGTGGGATACAACCGAGAAGACGGCCAGACTGGTCGCGGACGGGAGTGAACGCGTCGGAGATGACGCGGAGGTAGTTGGTGGGATCGAGAGGCATGAGAGGGGGTTACTCCTGCGAGGGAAGTGGAGCCAACGGTGGGACGGTAGAGTCGTGCCATGGCGTGATCGTTTGTGGAGGTCTCTCGGACTGCGGCGGGGCGGCGGCGAGGGCACGGATGCTTGCGCCCACGTTCTTGTAGATTGAACGAAGTGGTGCCAATTTGTCAGCTACTTGCGCCGCCTCCTCAAGCGCCGCCGCACGCGCCTCGCGCTTTGCCCGAATGATCTCTTCGTCGGCGTCATTGTAGTTGCGGATAGCCGCTCGCATGGCTCCCTCGCGGGCGCGCTGGTCGCCGTAGGCGGCGAGGGCGCGGGCGATGAATGGAATGACGCGCTGACAGACGGCGCACTTGTCCTGCATCGTGTTGTCGTGCTCGACATCAATCTCGGCAGCGATCTTCCGCGCCAACTCCATCACGTCGGCCTCGGGCGGGTTCGCGTACTTCGCCTGTTCGTCGGGCGTGGGTGTCATGTGACTAGTCTCCGTCATTGCATCTGAGCATAAAGTGCAGTTATCCAAAACTCTTGAGGATAATATATTGCACCCCACAGAATAAAGACGGAAGAGACAGCAGCAGCTAGTAAGCGGCCCATCAGTTTCATCTCCTCACGTCGAGCGGGGCGTGCAACCGATCCGCTTCCGCAACACGCTGGCCGTACTCGGTGAGGGCGCGGGCGATACCGTTAATGGTTCTCTTCCCCCCGTCATCATTAGCGGCTGGATAACGCGCCATGTTGTAAAGATGCTTCGCCAACTCCATCACGTCGGCGTTGGAAGTCGTGTACTTCGCCTGTTCGTCAGGCGCGAGGGTGCAATCGTTCAGTCGGGTGCCGGTCATGTGGCTTAGTCTCCGTCAGGTCGTTTGATGTTTTGAAGATTGCCACCTTCGCCGAACGCGGTTTCGTTGGAAGAGAACCGAAATGTCTCGACGAACGCGATATTGAATGCGTGACGCATACGGCCGTCCGCCGAGGGGCGCGCGTCGAGTGAGCCGCGGAGCGTGTCGAGAGTGCGGTAGTTCTGGATTTGCGCGATGAGGGGAGCGATGAGAGGAGTGCGGCGAGCGTGCGTGGAGAGTGCGGTGTCGTCGAGACTAACAGCGCCTGTCTTCCGGTTCTTGATCGGGGGGAGGCAGAGGTCGTCGTGGAAGAGCGCACGCATCTGCGGGGTCGAGTCGGGATTGAAGTCGCAGCCAGTCGCGACGTTGATCCACTCACGGACTGCGAGGGCGTCGTGCTCAAGACGGCTCTGCGCTGCACCTGCACCTGCGGCATCGTAGCGGAGTCCGCGGAACATCATCGAGAGGACGGGCGCGAACAGGCGCATCTCGAAGTCGAACTGCTCGCGAAGACCGGCGTGGTCGATCACGGTGTCTAGAACTTCGGCGCACTCAGCCGTGCGTACACAATCTTCACAGTTGTATCGCCAATAGGTCTGTGCGTCGCCAACGTCAGGATCGAATGTACGTCCGTCGTCTTTCCAATAACGGTAATATGCACAGTACATACTGGCGATAAAGGATAGCGATAAAGAGCTTCCTTTCTTATCAACTTTACCAGTAACAGGATCAATCTTTCCGCCAAGAAGCCCCGGAAATGCGACATGCTGAGCGACCTGTGTGTCGGAGTGGAGACGGGGGAGGAGTGCCCAGCAGCGGGCGATCACTTGGCAGTCCCAGATCGCGTTGTGGAACGTGATGGGGCGGGAGGAGAGGACAGTACGACATGTTTGCGTGACGGCGAACTCGTCGTCTAGCGACCAGTATGATGGTGCCTCAGGGCGAGTAGGATGCGTGAACGGTATACAGATCGCGTGTAGGGGGTCAGATGCGAACCCCACGCAGTCCACACGCCCCCAACCTTCCGTATCACAGACCAGAGGCGTGTCACTGTCCTGCGCGTATGTCTGAAACCACTCATGTATCTCGGGTATTGATGGCTCAACGACAAACTCCCATGCGGGGCGACGGACTTCTCGGAAATGGGACTCGCGAGCAGCCCGTCGGAGGTCTTGGACGACGATTGGGCGGTGTGTCCAGGCGCGGAGTACGTCGGCGGGATGGAATGTGCAGATCACTTTTCCACTGTCAGCGTCGAACGTAGAACCTCGCCATTTCGTAATTCCAGACTCTCCTGTAAGCGCCCAAAGTGGCGTGTTGCCGAGGGCAATAACAAGAACGGGGTGGTGTGATCTAAAAAGCTCTTGAAGGTGCGAAATTCCGGCTCGGACAGGTTCTTTAGGAAAGCGGCCATTGACTTCGCACAATCCTTCCTTGCGAGCTTCCAACTTTCCGGCGAAGAACTGGTCGATGTCATTGTGGATCAGCTTTCCGTTCTTGAGGTAGGAGGGAGGCCGGACGTGGCAGACGTTCGTGGCGAAGCATTGGGAGCGGTCAAGTCCGGCCTCGCGAAGCATCTCGTTGAGGAGGAAGCCAGACGGGCCACTGAACGGGTGGCCCGACTCGACTTCACGTTCGCCCGGCGCTTCGCCCACGAGCCAGATGGGAGAGGCGGGGTCGCCGTCTTCGATCCAGCGGGTCATGCGTGCCGCCCCCACGACAGCCGGAGCAGTGCGACCACGTCCCACGAAGTCACCGCCAGATTAAGACGAGAACTCCGGCGGAGAGCTGCCAGACGTTGACCCGAAGAGGGTTGCGGCACTCGGGACGGCTCTGCTGAGCGATGATTTGCTGGCCGAGGCACTGCGCGGCGTCGGCGCATGTAGTCGCGGATGTAGAGGCGAGCGTCGGCGGGGTTACGGTAGTGGGACATTGGTGTCCGTCCATGATTGGGCGTACTCGTGTAGGTCTAGCAATGCGCGTATATCGCGCTCGAAGAGGAAGAGCGTCGGGCCGCGCGACGTAGTGATGCCTTTGAGATAGCCGTTCCAGAGTGCGACGGTCATGTGGAGGGGAGGGGGAGCGACTTCACGCTCATTGCTCCACTCAATTGCAGCCGTGCAGCAGGGAGAGATGAGAATGTTGCGAACAGGTCCGTTGCCCCCGATGTTCTGGAGTTGATCTTTGTACGCGATGAAGCTGGTCTTGCAAACAGGACAGCGTAGGTTGGTGAGGATGGTGCGTCCTGCGACGATGGCCGTCGCGTCGGGGGGCGTAGTGCCCCCCTCGCGTGCGTGGTTGCCGTAGCCGTCTGGTGGGCGTATGGGCTCGGGGCCGTCGAGCGTCGTCATCGAGGGACGCTCGGCGCTCACTGCGCGGCCTCACGGAGACGCGCCTTGTCAGGCGACGTGACGCGCGTGACTTCGGCGTAGATGATCTCGGAGTCGTTGGCGTCGGGGCGGTGCTCGACGTGGACGAGCGCGGTCGCGAAAGCGAGTGCGCCGATGGAAAAGTTCTTCTGTTTGTTGAGGCCAGTCACGTCGAGGAGACGCTTGAGCCGCATGTTGCGGTTGGTGCCCCAATCGAGTTGGGGAGGAGTAGTGGGAGTGAGGTCGAGCATGAGACTTTGACGCACCAACACCTTCGGCATGTTCATCTTCGTGCGGACGGTGTCGTCAGTGAGTTCCCACTGGAGTTCGAGCGCGGCCCACGGCTCACCGGCGCGTGCCTTGTCGTCGCCGATAGTGCCGGAGCGGAGGGAGTCTTTCGTCAGCGGTTGGCACTGCGCGAGGTAGTCGCCGGGATCGGGGAGGACGAAGGTGGTGTCGAGTTGGCCTTTGTGGGTGGTTTCGAGGAACGAGTTGACATCGAAGAGGGATGAGGACTGCACGAGTAGTGTTCCTTTCAGTCGGGATTGCACGAGGTTGTGCGAGGGTGGGGGGCAGAGCCCCTCATGGCTTAACGAGTATAGCGTCGCGGGCTCGTGTGAGCATGTCGTAGACGTGGCCGAGAGTGGTCGAGGCGTGGTTCGCGCCGACGCCGTCGTAGTGAGAGGCGCCATCACGGTCGGGGTCGGGGAGCGAAGCCCACTCGCACGAGATACCGTGGGCGAACTCGGCGTCAGTGAAATGACGACGCCACCAAGCGGGGTAGCCGCGACCAACGAGGAGGCGGACGGCGAACGTGTCTTGGAGGACGGGGAGGAAGAGAGTGGAGTCGGGGAGAGCGAAGTGGGCTTGGAGCGACTGCATAGTGCGACGGATGATCTGGTAACGGCCCGTCGCGGTGGAGGGAAGACCGCGGGCGAGCATGTCGTCCATGCAGGAGTAGATATCGGCGAGCGAGCGGACGGAGAGGTCGCCGTATGTGCGGCCCTCGATGTCGCCGATAGTGGCGTTGTAGTTGCCAGCAGACTCGCCGGACTGATTGTCAGGGACACCGCCCGCGATGAAGTCGAGGATGATGTCAGTGCAAGGGTCGGAGGAGAGGAGGGTGCTCATTGGAGGGGCTCCGTGGAGGAAGAGGGGGAGAGCGACGGAACGGCGGTACGTGCATCAAGATCGCGGATTTTTGCCGAGAGCATCTTGAACACACGCATGGTGATGAGGAGTTGGAGAGTAGGGATCGGGAGAGCTTTGAGGACGGCGGGCGACACTCCCATCAGTTTGCAGAACGCGGGAAGCTCGGCCTCGAACTCGGCGTTCGCGGCAGTGGCTTCGGCGTGGTCGATTGACTCGACGATGGCGTGGCGAGAAGTGTTCATTGGGAGGGGGCTCCTCTGGAGGTGCGCACGCGTTCTAATAGACGTGCTCTGTAATTGTTGAGGGCGTCTAGGACTTGAGGCTCAAGTGCAATGCAGCAGCTCTTTGAGACTCCGTCGCTAGTCCATATCCATATATGGAAGCCATCATAATCCGCATAGACACTGTCTCCTAGATATACTTCGTCCATTGTTGTCACCTAAACAGTTGCGCGAAGTCGGGGGCGAGAGACGCGGAGAGGGGGAGACGGCGACGCTTGAGGCCGCGGCCCGCCTCTTCGGTGTTCCAGACGTACTTGCCGTCGATACACTCGGCGACGATGATCTCGTCCGGTTTGCGGGCGAGTTTGGGGGCGAGTTTCTGGCCGATAGTGGCGGTGGTGAGAGTGGAGAGGCCAGTGAGGGGAGAAGTTTCGCGCTCGATGTGAGCGAGAAGGACGGACGTACAGAGAGTGCCGCCCCACGCAAGGTCCATGAAGCCTTCGATCTGTTGTTGGATGCCGCCGATCTCGGGGAGTGAGAGGAAGGGGCGAGAGCCGACGGTGGAGAAGATAACCATACGTGTGAGGCCGGTGAGGCCGTCGAAACAGATGGCGCGATCTTCACTCCACTCGCCAACGTCGCCAAAGGACTCGCCGCAGCGGTCGCAGACGAAGTCGGCGCAGGTGGAGAACAGGTCGAGGAATTGAGTGTAGGAGGAGCGACCTGGATCAACCGTCTTGATGGCGGCTTCGATGGAGCTGACGTGCATGACTTGTGCCCACTTCCGCATGACGGCCCAATCGACGGCGGCGGGGGGCTGGTAGTGAGTGTGGATGGCGGGGGTGGGCGCACCAGGACCGCAGAGGTTCGGGCCGAGGGCGGCTTCGACACCGGGCTCCATGGAAATGATGAAGACTTCGAGGCCAGCGCCGCGATGCGTCGTGCCGCGCTCGTCGAGGTATTCGGGGAGGAGAGTGCGGAGAGAGGTAGTCTTGCCGGTGCCGATGTCACCTTCGAGGAGGACGTTGGATTTCACGTGGTGCACTCCTCGATGAGTGAGGGGGTGGCTTTGAGCCGAGAGATAACACCGTCGGCGGCGAAAAGTGAGTCGAGATACTCGACCTTCACGTCGTGCTCGAATGAGATGAGTGCTTGGACGATGGCGTACTTGCGCGTGATGTCAGAAAAGGCGGAGGGTTGAGCGGCGTCGAGAGCGGCGAGGAGGGTGTCGGCACGGGCGTAGATTTGGTCGAGTGTCACAGCGTGTCTCCGTGCAGGGGGCACGAGGCGACGGGCTCCCACCAGCCGTCTTCGTCGGCGGCGGACGGGGCGTGGTAGATGCAGTCACACTCACCTTCGCCGAACGGCTCGTCGTCGTCGTAGACAGGACGTACACCGCTGTCACGTAACCAAGTCGGGATCAATCCCATGTCACGTCTCCTGTCGAGTGAGTGGATCCCACCGCCGAACCTCGAACGTGTCGAGCCATGCGTCGGGGTCGGTAGAGGAACAGAGGTCGAGAAACGTGCAGCCGCCGAAGTCAGCGCACGCGGCGTCGAATGATTGGGGGAAGGGGTGGGCGTGGCCGGTGCGCCAACCATCGCGGAGTGAGAGGTACTGCTCACACATGGTAGCAGTGTCACTCTGCAACTGCGCCAGCCACGCGTCGATCATCCACTCGGGGCGCGGGGCGAGTGCCCAGCCGAGCTTTATGTCGGTCTTCATCACGCCCATGCCACGGACGATGAAGCCTTTGAGAGTGACACCGTACTCGCACGCGAGCCACACGTAGCCAGTGAATTGAGAGCGAAGTTTCCACTGGTTGCGCCAGAAGTCGGAGTTGGGGTCGGAGCCGGTCGTCTTGTCGTCGAGGCCCCACACGGAGTGCTGGTAGTCGCCGATGAGATCGAAGCGACCGGCGTAGAGGATAGGTTCGCCGGTGTCGGGATGGCAGGAGCCGGGGATGGGTAGGGCGCCGGAGTATTCGATGCACGGGCGGCCAGCGTGGACGTGAATTTGGATCGGGTCTTCGTCGAGCGGCCACTCGCGGAAGTAAGCTTGGAGAGTGACGAGTGCCGCGGAGAGCGTCTTGGCGGCGGCAGTGCGGGTGCCGCCGTCCGGCGCTTCGAAGTCGCCCCACGCGTGAATGACGGCCTCGCAGCCGTTGTGGAGTGCATCGGACGTGTCGCGCGTCTCGAAGTACGTGCGGCGGGCGACTTCGAGCCCGCGAGCGATGCACGCGCCGAAGTGGAGATGGACCGAGACGCCGGGCCGCGCGAGCCCGAGGACGTGACGGCGGAAGAATGAGTGCGGGCACTTGAGCCAGTCACTCCGCATCGTTGCGTCGATGACGCGGGGGAAGATAATAGAGGGGGTTGCGCCGGTCGGGGGTGCGCCTGCACCTGCACCTGCACCTAAGGTACCTGTGGTCATGTCGGTGTCCCGAAGAGTGTGTCGATGTCGAGTGTGGGCGCGACGGCCTTGCGAGCGGCGGCACGGTTGCGTGCGCCAGCACGAGCGGCGTTCTCGCGATCGTGCGCGATGGAGAGGAGTATACGCCGCATGTCCTCGGGCGTGACGCGCTCGCGGTTGAGGACGCGGAGGCGGGCGTCGAGGAGGAGGGAGTGGGTGTCGAGAGACGGTGTGTCGGTCATGGCGGAGTTACCTTCTGTGCGGCGAGCCACTCGCGAAAGATATGCTCGCATGTGCGGCCCCATGTGCGGTAGCGAGGGCGGCCTGTGCGCGGGTCGAGCATGACGAGACGAAGTTCGTCGTGAAGCGAGACGGGGAGACGGAAGGAGAGGATGCGAGTAGGCTCGCGGTCGGGACGGGCGACGTTGGGCATGACTAGCCTACCGGGGTGCGTCTAGTGGTGAACAGGCGGGATCGGTGTGAGGATCAGTCACACCAGATCGACTTGTCGGCTCTGATCCCGCCGCGCGTATCTTCGCCGCGTTGTGCGGAAAAAACCTGTTCACCACTAGAAACACTCCTCACAGAACGGGATGTCGTAGTGGGTTTCGCGCGTCTCGTGTGGGAGTGAAGCGAGCAGCGCGGGCGGTACGGCGTCGAGGCCGGTGGAGCGGTAGTGGAAGGTGTGAGAGTTGGGGGCGTAGCGGACGAGTACGTAGGCGGCGGGAAAGCGGACTGTCGCGCCGCAGGAGCAGTGAGCGACGGAGACGGGGAGAACGACGGAGGAGGGCGTGGTGTCGTCGTGGGGGGAGACGCGAGGGCGCGAGGGGGCGGCGCTGGCTTCACCGGCCTTCGGCCGGGGCACCGTGTGGGGCTGTGCCAGCGCACCAGCACGGGCGAAGAGGCTGTCGAGGGGGATGGGAGGAGGGGCGGCGGGCTGGCGGGGCTTTCCCCCGCCTGTCGCCATTGTATCCTCCTGGGATCGAGTCATTGCCTTCTCCATTGCTACCACCGGGCGGTAGCGCCTGGGGAGTGTCAACATATTACGCCGATACGATGTTGACAGGTATGCGAAGAACGCATGGCTCGGTCGCGCGCCTTGGGCAACAAAAACCCCCCGCCAGCCGAAGCTAGCGAGGGGCGAGGTTGCCGCCGTGGCGTTGCGCAGGTGAGCGGGGAACACTCACCTCACGGCGGGGTCGGCGTTAGTTCGCGGCGGCGGCGGGAGTGAACAGACCGGCTAACGGTGAAGCGGCGTCGGGCTTCGCAGTGCGTGCGGCAGAGGCCATCGCCTTCGCGCGCTCGGCGAGGATTTTCGAGAGTGCGATCTTGACGCGAGGGTCGGAGTTTTCGAGGGCGGTGTAGAGTTTGGCCTTGCTCCACACGTGAACGATGCGACCCTTCGCGTCACGTTTGGGGGAGCCGTTCTCCACCTTTGGCTGCTCCAACATCTCGTCGATCTTGGCTTGGACGACATGGACGGGCTGGCCGGAGACTTCAGCGAGTGCGACAACAATGTCGTCGGGCTCGGCGTCGCCCATCGTGCGACCTGGCGTCCAGGTGCCGTTCGTCACTGTGGCAATGAACTTGTCCCACTCACGGCGGAGGTCGGACGCGCCGGGGTTGTCGATGCGGTTGTAGATGTTGGAGAAGGTGTTGATGACGCCGCGAAGCATGAACGCGTCAACGAGGCTGTCCGCAACGGCGGCGGGAGTGAGGGTGATAACTTCGGCGACGCCTTGCTTGCCGACGGCGTCAGGGGCGGTGTAGAGGGAGAGGAGAGCGTTGCCAGCGTCATCGAAACGGACGGCGACGGTCTTGCGGCGTTTGGTGTCGGCCATTGGGGTTCTCCTAGTGGTTCGGAGGGCGGGATTGCCCGGCGTTCCGCTCATGGCACAGGAGGGAGTCACGCCACCTGTGCCATGGCCGGAGCGTCGGCGTCGCTGGTGGTAGGGGAGGGACCAACGACGGTCAACGCGCGGAGGGCGGTGCGGCACTCTTCCAGGGTGCCGGTGCTCACCATGAGAGGAACGGGCACCGCCGCGCGGTCAAGCAAGACCGCGAAGCGGTAACAGCCGAGAGGGGCAATGCGGGCGCGCGTGAACATGGCTGTTATATATACACGTGCGCGCGAGGGCGTCAAGAGGCGTCGTGTCAGCGCCCGATGAAGAAGAGCGAGACGAGCACGAACGCGAGCGCAAGGCCAGCGAACAGCGAGCCGAGACGTTCGAGCCAACGCGACGGGCGTGGTGGCTTGACGGCTCGACGGTGCGGGTCCGGCGGTGCGGGCAGCGTCACGCCAGCCTCGCGGGCGATCATGGCGCAGTAGCGATCCCAAGCGGTCATGGGCGAGCCTCCATTGCGGCGACGATAGGGTTGAGGGTTAGGATGATTACCGCGCTGTCGTCGCCGTTGTCAGTCGCGGTAGGTTCGATCCGCAAGATCGCCTTGGCGAAGATGCGGAGGAGTGAGCGGCAGTGTGCGTCGGCAGGGTCCGTGTCGCAACCGTGCGAGAGGAACATCTTGAACCGATACAAGTCGCGCACGGACGCGCGAGCGTCACGCGACGACATGGGGCCAAGTGACGCGCCGCCGTCGCGATCGAACTTGAGGAGTAGGGCGGTGTATGCTTCGGGGAAGTGGCGGTAGTCGCGGCGGGAGGAGGGGCGAGGAGTGGCGGTCATAGTGGACCCTCTTCTTTGTTGCCGCTGACGCGTTCGCGTTCGCGACGGGCGGCGAGGAGACGGAGATAAATGTCGTGCGCGTACCGCTTGTCGTGCCGGTTGCGGCGGGATTGTTTCTCCTCGAGGTGGATGAGGGCGGCGGCGCGAGCAACCGTGCGCGCGACGGAGCGAGAGGACGTGTCGAACGATTTCATTGTGCGCGGTCCTTCTCGTCGTTGAGGCGGCTACGCGCCCACGCGATTGCAATGAGCGCCTCTGATGTCTTCATTGGTAGGCGCTCAGGAGCAATCTCGACGCGATCTTGAAGACGGCCGAGAAATGCGGAGATGCTGGCGTATTCCTTGTCGGTCATGCGGGGAACTCCGTTGTTAGACTGACCGCCTTCAGGCGGCGGCGGCACGCGTTGGCGCACCAGCAAGCCCGCACCGCCGCGACGAGGCGACAGTGGGGCTTGTAGCTGCGTCAAACGGGGTCTTTATGTGGTTCGATGATGTTGAGTGGCAT